TGCTTGGGACTGTGTATACAGGCTCTTGAAAATACATATCAACATAAACAGTTGAATTGATATTAACAACAGTTCCTGCAGAAGGACTCTGGGCATAGCATTTATTAAATAGATTTGAATCTCTTGTATAAGTTACATTTCTAAGATTTTCCCATAGTTCTACATTTCTAATGGCAGTCTGGATAGGCCCTAAACCAACTAAGTTAACAACATTAGGAACTGTGGTGGTTGTATTAGGTACCCAAATTATAAAATTAATAAAAGTATCTTCATTGACTTCCGACCCAGCAGGATGACTTTGGCTGTTTGCCTTTACCTTACCTTCATCTGACACAACTGTAGTCTCTTGATTAGTAATGGTCCCAGCCCTAAGTCCTGCGTCTAAAAGAGTAGAAGTGGCTTGTTCTTGAGTAAGCCCATTGAGATTAGGAACGATTCTTAATGAGTAATCCCATACTTCATAATTAACATTAGAATCTTGTTGTACCTGAGTGCCTTGTGCGGGGTACTGACTCTTAACCTTTTCGTTATTAGATGCAACTGATGTGGCAACTACTGTTCTTGTACCAATATTGAGATTTGCTGCATCAAGGGTGCTAAATACTTGGCTATCAAGTAGTCCAACAATGTTAGGAACTGTCGCAAAAGGCTTCTGAACCCATTTGTCATAGGTAACTTCAGTGTCTGTATCTACAGTAGAACCTGCTGTTGGATACTGACTGCCATTAATAACTCTACCTATTAGGTTTGTGTCATAGGTTTCATCTGTTCCAATGTTTGTGCTCACACGAAGATTTGCATTTATAATTGCTGTATCTGCTGCAGATACTAATAGATTGTTTAGGTTAGGAACTGTAGTTGTAGGTTGAACAAAGTTGTAGAGTTTGATTGTTACTGTGCTTCCCTCTGCTAAGAGTTGTCCTGCAGGTGGGTTTTGCGAATCAATTACTACCTTGTCATCCTTTGTATTATCTGAAGTGACTTCATAATCTGTAACTGTGTAATCAAAAGCCAAAGGTGATAACAAAGCATCTACTTCAAGTAATGTCTTCAAATCCAAATCTGGGACTGGATGTGTTACTGGTGGTGGAGGTGGTGGAGGTGTAGGTGCATCTACAGACCATTTAATAATCTGAGAATCATCCTTGTCTGAGACAGAACCAGGTAGCCAAGAGGTAGAAGTTCTTACTTTGAACTTCAAACCTGCTTTCCATTGTGTGCCATTCCAAACCTTTAAGGCTTTAGCACTTGACCACTCAGTTCCATCCCAGACTTTATGCATTTATTAAGACCACCTAATTGCTGCAATATTCATATACGGATTGGTTACAGATACTGTTCCAGTTCCCAACTTTCTGGCCACAGGAGTTACTGTTGTAGTACCTGCATTGAAGATTGCATAGAAATCATTTGATACAGAGTTCTTACCTGCTACATAAGAAACACAGGAATCTGCTACTCCTACTGCTCTTGTGGTTGCTCCTGATAGTTGAACACCATAGGAAATACCTGCTGTGCTATCTCCCACTGGTTCTGTAACGCCATAGGAAATGTGAACCCATGCAGGTTCTGTAAGAACTACTGACTGTCCATTTAAGTTTGATAATGCTTGGAAGGCTGCTGTGTTTGTTACAGTCTCACTACCCTCGTAAAAATGCTTGACAGGGTTTGGTAATACAGCATCTGTATCAAACCAAATCTGTCCTACTTGTGGTGCAGTTGGTGCTGCTGCTTGTACTACAGCAAGACCACCTACAGAACCCCATGACCCATCAGACTTCTTAATGTAAAAAGCACTGTCTGCTTCTACATATGCTGCGTTAACTGATGATGATAATCCTGTTAGTTCTGCAAAGGAATCTACCTGAATAACACCATTGTCCTGTAGGTCAAGGAGTTGCTCTGCTGTTAGGACTTGTCCATCTGCAAAGTCAATATATCTAATTGTCATATAAATCTACTCCTTGGAAATAATATAAATTTTACCTTCCATGAATTGTCACCAGCATTTAGTTCATGTTGTATCCCAATAATGGTTAACTGTTCATCATAGGTAAAATTTTGTGTGTAATGTTTTACATTAACTCTGTCTAATATTTCTGCAGATGCCGCTTTTGTTAAGTCTTTCTTGGCATCCCACTCAATGGAATTTACAAGCGGGGTTGGCTTTTTCCACTTCTCTAATATCTCTGTGGCCCATGAAACATAAATGTCATCCCCATCCTGTACATTGAAATTTGTCTTAGCATTCAAAGCATGTGTCCCATATCTATTAATCATGGCTTGTTTACGCTTGATAGGAAGAGGCTCAACCTTTACTTCTTCTACTGTTACAAAGGCACCTGGTTCATATAAGTCTCCTTCAGACATACCTTCTGGAACTGCCTCTGGGTCCCACTCTGACTTATAAACTCCATACTCATTGTTAGCCTGTACTTCATTAATCGTGCTGCTAACTGAGTAATCAATTCCTATGTTCTTGTATCCAAACTTTGTTGAGTCAGTATTATCAAAACTCATTAAGAGAGTGCCTGTTGGTAATGCACCTGATGCATAGCAATTTAGAACATTCTCTTTGTCATAGTAAATAAGGGCACCTTCTGTATCTGAAGCCAATACAAGGGACTCCCATAATGTCTTTGAGTCTTTCCAATATCCATGCTTAGTCTTGCCCCCACCAACTACATTTCTTTGCCAAATCTGATAGTCCTGCTTCTTGGCATTGGTAAATAGGGTTTCAATTCTCTCTGCCCATGTTTGATTTCCATGAGTCTGTATATTGTTTAACTCTGTTGTTGCTTGTTGTAATTCTGAAATGGGGTCCATTACATCAAATGTGATTAATGGCTTGTCTTTATCGCTTCTATAGTCAACAGAGAGGTTATTAATTCTTCCCTGGAATATTACTTCTGTACCCCTGCGTAAACGCACCTTTGCTTTGGGTTCCATGAATCTGTTGTAGTTAGGGTCAAAAGATTTGTTTGTAGTTCTAACGCTCATTACACCTACAGAAGGAATGGGTAATGGAAGGGCACCTGTATAAGAATCCACACCTCTTCTAATTCTTAAGGAGAGTATGCCTTCCTTTATGTCTACCCATTCGTACTGAAGGTCATTTTGTAAATCTAAGTCTGAAGCAATTGGTGCGCCATTTTCTCCATCACCAGGAGCGTTCTCCCCAATGATAAAGAGGCCATCAATCTTTGTTCTTAACTCAATATCAAATTCGTCTTGAATCATCGTCCATTAACACCTGCGTACTTATCCAATGCAGCAGAAACGACTCTGCCAAGTTCATATGGGTCAGTACCAACACCAGCGTTAATGGTTACATTGTTTACTACACTGCCCCTTGAGGAACCTGCAATTGCAAATGATGGCTGAATATCAAGACCATTTAAGGCACTCATAGCCAAGCCTGAATTTCTGTTTATACCAATTGATAATCCTTGCATTAAGTTCTTTCCATACCCTGCAAAGACTTTGGATGGAGAACCAATTCCAAACAATTTCTTTACAGTTCCCAAAACATTATTCTTAAAGAAGCCACTTATCTTGTCTTTAATCCATTGGCCCATATCTCTAATACCATTCCAAATACCCATGATTAGGTCTTTACCTGATTGATAGATTCTTCCTGGCCATGTTTTTACTTCTTCAACTACCTTGCCAAATAGGGTCTTCAGACCACCTATAAACTTTGTTACCACGCCACCTACAACCTCTGCTACCTTGCCAAATGCTGCTCTAATCTCATCCCATTTGCGTACAACAATAATTATGATTCCAACCAGAATTGTTAATGCAGTAATTATCAAACCTATTGGATTAGCCCTCATAGCAATATTTAGTGCGACCTGAGTAATTGTTAGTCCTGCGTTTGCTTTTGCCCATCCTTGTAAGAATCCAATTATCTTGGCTGCTGCTACAGCAGTACCAATCGTTATCATCAAGTCCCTCATGATGAGGAAGTTGTCATTTACCTTTACAATTCCATTTTCATCTTCATCTGTGAAGAAATCAAACATCTTCTCAAAGGCTCTTAATAATGGTTGAACAGCCTTCTCTTTTAATTCATTCATGGTCCAAGATAGTTTTTCCCATGGTGTGGTTAATCTTTTTGCCTTCTCTAAATTCTCTTCACTTAAAATAATGCTAAGTAGATATTCAAGTCCCTTGCCAGATTTCTGTGCTTCATCAAAGGCCTTCTGTTGCTCTTTTGATAGTTCAATTCCTAAGCCTTGAATCTCTGTGACAGTTAGTTTTCCATCCTTGAGAGCCTTAACAAGTTTGGCACTTATCTCTTCTAATGGCTTGTTGGTTAGTTTGGATAAAACAATTGCAGCCTCTGCAAATTCATCTGCTAATGGGTCAAGTTCTGCTTTTAAGGAGCCTCTAAGTTTCAATACAAGTGCAGCAATATCTCCATCATCTACATAAAATATTTTAGAGAGGTTTCCAATCTTGTCTGATATCGCTTTGAAGTCTGCTCCATAGAGTTCTTCAAGTGCAGCAAATGTCTTCTCTTCAGCAGCAAGGTCCTTAATGGCATTCTTTATTTCATTGACACCAACAGTTAAACCTATTGCTGCGCCTAATCTTTTGAACCCTGCAATAATGCTGTTAGCGGAATTGTTGAGTTTACCAAGTTGATTATTGGTTTCATTAACACCATTAACCAGCCCTCTGGTATTGGCAAGAATATCAATCGTTATTGTATTAGCCATTCTTCTTCCTCAACCCCCTCGCTATGTATTCCACTTCTTGTCTTTCCATCTCCCAAAACTGCTGTGGTGTATATCCTGTGACTGCACAGAAATCACCCATTAGTTCTAAGAGACTTTCACTTTTGGGACTTCTTCTCCAATGATTCCTTGCATCTCATCAAGGGTCATGTTTTCTACTTCTTCCCAAGTTAAATCTGGTTTGTCTTTCTTTGCTAAAACATAAGTAATAGCCATTGTGAGTTTTACCTTTGGACAGGTTTCCCACTCATCCATATTGAAACCTGATAGAGATTCAATCTCTGCAAGTTCCTTCATCTTCAAGTTTTGTATCATCTGTTACTGCCTCCAATGTATTTTCTTGATAGGTCCATCAAATTCTGTGTGTACTGCTCTTTTGTGTATTCTCTGTTTTCCCAAGCAGCCCTTCTCAAGAAAGGTTGTGCTTGTATTCCTCTTTCAGGCCATCCATATTCAATGACACCTGCATAAGGAACTGATGCTCCACCAGCCTTAATCTGCACTCTCGCTGAAGCACGATTAGGTCTAATGGTTCCTGCTAATCTTCCTGAAAGTATTGGGGCAGTGGCTCTTGCTGTATTAGATACTTTCGCACCAATATTTGCATTGGCATTCTTTAAATCATCAATGGCACCTTCATATTGTTTGAAGGACCTGACTACTTCATTAACGCCTTTTACTTTGACTGTAAATTGAGCCACTGCCTAACACCTACTAAGCAGTTACCTTGCTTGGCTTTCCATCAAGAATGATGGTCAAGTCATAAACAAAGTACTCACCTGCGGTACCACCAAGAGTTGGAATTACTTCCGCATATCCTGATGCTGTGAATTTTGGTTGTGAAGTTGTTGGTGTTGCATTTCCATGTGGTGTGAACTCCAAAGATACTGTTGTACCTGGATTATCAAACAACTTGGACCATAGGCTGTTTGCACTGTAGTCCTGGAAACCTTCAATCTGGCAACGATATTCAAGGCTGTCTTCGTAATTTCCGAATCCCATTTCTCCAACTTCTGAAGTAAAGGTTACATTCTTGACGCTTCCAGAGAATTCAACATTGTCAACTTCAAACTTAATGGTTTTACCCTTTAGTCTTGACATATTAGTTTCCTCCTTGCATGTCTATTTCAATATTCATATATGTACTTAAAACTGCTGCACCATTCACATCTATAATGAATGGCTTATCAACAGTTATATTTGTTACATCTTCGTATTCCCATAAGCCTGTTGCGATTGAATCAACTGTTGCAATTAAATTTGTCATTTCTAATGAATTATCTTGGGGCTTAACCATTACAGTTAATCTCCAATTACTCCCCCAACTTGCCTCATACTCATCTGGTCTTACAGAAACCCAACTATTATTAGGTTCTACAAGCACAGAAGGAATCTGTGGTCTTGCTGGTGGTACTGAATAAACAACTCCAATACCTTCAATTTCATTTAACTTAACTACAAGAGTGTCCAATGCATTTTGAATCATGCAAATCTCACCATGTAACGATTTAGAAGCGGATACACACCAATGAGTGGGTCCCTTGCAATACGAATTGGTGCTCCATCGTAACTTGCATACTGACTAATACCCATTGGTGCGTTCCTGCGGTGATACAACTCTGAGCCAACTTCCAGGTAGCAACGCTTTAATACTTGAGCAGGAATCTTTGTGCTACGAATATATGAAGCAATCAAATCCTCTGCTGTATCCCAGCATTCCTGTACAAAAGCATCATCTGCTTCTATCGCACCTACATAACCCTTTAAGTCTTCCCAGTTCATATCAGTTACTCCTATTTAATTATGCAAGTGTCAACTTGGTAATTGCCTTTGGAGTTGGAAGTGTTGATGCCAAGTAACCCCAGACTGAGAAGTCAGAAGTTAGATTGGTGATTTCATCCTGAGACAATC